AAATCTTTCTTTTGTTAGAGAAAATCAAGATCCTGTTCATGGTGATAGGTGGTATTTTGAAGCTTGGTTACATTTTGCAAGACATTATAAAACTAAAGAATATCACCATTTTGAGTGGAACCCATATTTTTCAGATTTACCAATAGAAGCTTATTACAATAGTGAATTTTTTATTAATAAAAAAGTCGAAATAGTTAGTGCTCATTTTGGGACTATAGGTATACAACAAGATGAAGGATATCCTTCAGAAATACCTGTACAGCAATTTGATGTTACAGATAAAGTTATTGAGAATTTCAACAACAATAATAAAGAATTTATTAATATAAGTGTTAATACTGAAATTTTAGGTGAACCAATACATGGTATGAGAAAATTTTTGGTAATGTTGATTAAACTTGATGACATAATTTATCGTATCACATATAATGAAGGATTTACGGTTGGTTTAAAATTTAATTAATGAGTAAAGTTGCATTTATTTCAGGTTATTATTTTATCCAACGTTTAAATAAAATGAGTGACGATGTGAAATTTATGTACAATTCATTATATGATAGTGCTAAAAAATTTTTTTTACCTAATCATGATGTTGATTATATTTTTATAACTAATGGTAACGATATATTACCAAATGTTAAAAATATAAAAATTGACAGATATATTGATGGTGGTAATGAAATGTTACTTATGAAAATTTTATGTGTTAATTATTTAACCGATCAATATGATTATATTTTTGTTAATGATGGGGATCAAATATTTGTTGATTATGTGGGTGATGAATTACTTTCCCACGATTTTAATGCCGTAAAACACTTTTTTTCTGCTAAATCAACTGAAGTATTAAAATCATTAACAGACTATGTAACAATTTCCGGTGATACCGACAATATAGTATGGTGTACAGGTAATTTTTTTGGTGGCAAGTCATCAGTTTTTAATCGTTTATTAACTAATGTTATTTATCAAGATACTGAATTTAAAAAATATAATGATGCAAATCGACACTATTATGCAACTTATCCTGATGAGGTCTTGTTAATGAAATTTTTAATTGAAAATAATATTAACTATAATGAATTAGAATCAAATGCTTCTCTAATTGAATCTGATGAAAAATCATTTTTGGGTGATTTTATTGATGATAGAAGTCTTTATCCTAAATTTAATAATGTTAAATTATTACATAACACTAAGAAAAATTTAACCTTATTAAGAGAGGTTATTAAATACTATAAATAATTAAATATGATAAATTTTTTTGATAAATCCTTACACTATTTAGGACGGAATTTAAATGATACTTTTGTTTTAAACATAGGAGCCATGGATGGTGTAATGTTTGATGAAATGATCGGATATACTAAAATGTATAATTTCAAAGGATTATACGTTGAGCCCATTCCGTATTTATTCGAAAAATTAAAATCAAATATTGGTGAGGATAATTTATTTGAAAATTCCGCAATTTCCGACTATGACGGTTCAATTGAAATGATAACTATTGATAGGGAAGCCATTGATCAAGGATTAGTTCATGATTGTTTTTATGGTATGAGTGCAGTTTATCCACCTAAAAACGGATTGGGGAGTGAGTTTGATAAACCAACAGTTGACAAATATGGGAGTAAAATAATTGTTCCTTGTATTACTTTCTCAACATTATTAAAAAAACATAATTTAACCAACATTGATGTTGTCAAAATAGACGCTGAGGGTCATGATTATCAAATATTTAAACAAATTGATTTAAAATTATTAAGACCTAAAGTGATTAGACTTGAATGGGTTAATTTGTCTGAAAACGTTCAAAATAATATTTTAAATACTTTTAGTGAACATGATTATATCACTGAAATTTCAGGACAAGATATTGTGGGGGTGACTAAAGAATTTTATAATGAGATATTAAATATTGGTAAATCAGATGAATCTATACCTACTTTTGTAACAGGTTTATGGGACATTGGTAGAGGTGAACTAACCGAAAATTGGTCCAGAAATTTTGATCATTATTTAAATAAATTTAAAGAATTACTTAACTTAGATATAAATCTAATAATTTTTGGGAATGAAAAATTAAAAGAGTTTGTGGACAGTCATAGACAAAATCACAATACACAATTTATTCTTAGAGATTTAGATTGGTTTAAAAATAATGAGTTTTATGATGTAATTCAGACTATAAGAAAAAACCCTAATTGGTTTAATTTGTCTGGGTGGTTAAAAGATTCAACACAAGCCAAATTAGAAATGTATAATCCTATTGTCATGTCAAAAATGTTTTTGTTACATGACGCTAAAATTTTAGATAAGTTTAATTCAACACATATGTATTGGATTGATGCTGGTATTACAAATACAGTACATCCGGGGTACTTTTCAAAAGATAAAATTAATTTAAAATTAAATAACTTATTTAATAAATTTAGTTTTATATGTTTCCCATATAAAGCTCAAAATGAAATTCATGGATTTGAGTTTAATAAAATAAATGAATTTGCCGAAAGTGAGGTTAAATTAGTTGGTAGGGGAGGTTTTTTTGGTGGGCCTAAATCTGTAATCGGGGATTTAAATGTGACATATTATTCTTTATTAATCGATACTCTGTCTCAAGGGTATATGGGTACTGAAGAATCAATATTTTCAATTATGTTATATAAACACCCAAACCTTGTTAATTACTTTGAAATTGAAAGTAATGGGTTGTTAAATACTTTTTTTGAAAACGTTAAAAACGATAAAGCGGTAGGTAAATCAATTACTAAACAAATAAACATTGAGACAAAGATTGTTAAAAACAATAATACCGACAAAGTTGGTTTATATGTCATAGGATTTAATAGTCCAAACCAATTTAAGACTTTAATTAAGTCTATGATTGAATATGACGATGACTTTATTAAAAAACCACAAAAATTTTTATTAGATAATTCTACTGATCTATCTACAACACCTGATTATATAGATATATGTAACGAATATGGTTTTACCCACATTAAAATGGAAAATTTAGGTATCTGTGGAGGTAGACAATGGATTGCAGAACATTTTAATTCTACGGATTTAGATTATATGTATTTTTTTGAGGATGATATGTTTTTTTATCCAAAAAAAGGTGAGGTTTGTAAAAACGGATTTAATAGATATGTTACAAAATTATATTCAAAAACATTATCAATAATTCAAAAAGAAAATTTTGATTTTCTTAAATTAAATTTTACTGAATTTTTTGGGGATAACTCAACTCAATGGACATGGTATAATGTTCCTCAAAATGTTAGAGAACAATATTGGCCTGACTATAATAAATTACCTCAAATAGGGACTGACCCTAACGCACCAAAAGCTATATATCAAAATGTGAAGTCTTATGATGGGGTTCCATATGTCACAGGCGAAGTTTATTATTGTAATTGGCCACAAATAGTTTCTAAAGAGGGAAGTAAAAAAATGTTTTTAGAGACAACATGGGCACACCCGTTTGAACAAACTTGGATGAGTTATATCTTCCAAGAAACAAAAAAAGGTAGAATAAAACCAGGATTACTTTTAATGACTCCAACTGAACATAACCGTTTTGATCACTACTCAAGAGAATTAAGGAAAGAAAGTTAATTAGATTTTGATTCTGTAAAGTATTTATATATAAAAAATATTTGATGGATTTCTTTATTAGGAAAAATGCGACATTACCTATATTAAAATTAGCTGTAATTAAAGACGGTAGAAGTGACTACAATGAGTTTATGGATCTCATTGAAACTTCCGCATTATTTTTCTCTATGGTTGATATTGAAACTGGTGTACCAAAGATATCGACAAGACCTGCAGGATTTGTTGAAAAGGTTAATTTAGATCCTAATGCCGAAGTTGAGTATTATATATACTATCAATTTACAAATAGAGATACCAATAGAGTTGGTAGATATGAAGGACAATTCTTATTAAGAACTGATAGTGGTAATCTAATTTTACCAATACAAGAAAAATTATTCATTAATATACAAGACTCATTTATAAGTGATGAACTACCTTATGAGTCATGTTATGTTTCTGAATTCCCATGTTGTGTTAGTGGACCGTCAAACACAACTACCACAACAACTGCGTGTCCCCCTTGTCCTACATGTCCTGAACCAACTCCTACTCCGATAACAACAACTACAACCACATCACCTACTCCGGTAACAACAACCACAACTATATATACACCTTGTGACATTTGTCTTTCAGGTGTCACATTACCATTAATTGGTCAAACAAAAACGTATAATGGTATTACACTTTCTGGTGGTGGTAGTGGGTTTGTTACAAATTTTACAGTTAGTGCGGTTCCGGCATGTTATCCTAATTGGTCAAGTCCATTGTTAAATAGTGTTGTGTTAGGAACATTATCTGCAACATATTCGGCACCTTTTTCATATACAATTAATTTTAGTGAATATGTTAACAATGTTGTATTTAGACTCATAAATTATTCAGGTTATTTGTCCTTATATAAGGAAACATTTACTATAACATTATCCAAAGACGGTATTGACGTTCCATTAACAATAACCCCATGTGAATATTGTTGTGGTGTTATAAGTGGTAATACAATACTTAGTATTGGTGAACCTGATTGTCAAAATGGTAGTGGTATATTTGAATTTAGTACTGAAATTTCTTATAACCAAATTACAATTACAGGACCAGGTGGTGGTAGTGGAACAATATTAGATCTGTGTGAATATTCTTTAATTCCTGTAAACACTTAATTGACTTAGTTGTTACTTATTTTTATACTTATTTAGGTAAGGTAAATGTCGTTAATACACGGCAGCAAATAAACCACTTAAATATAAGTATATGATAAACGAAGAAGAAATTAAGTCGTTCTTGGAAGGGAACGACCCTGAAGAACACATCGTGGCGGTAGAATTTGATTATGTTTCAGATTCAGTCTACAAAATTAAAGAAGAGCCGGGTGTAGGAAAAACAATCAAAAAAGACACATTTACAGCATTCGCTTGGGTTGGTGATTTAAGAGGTTTAAACTTTTATCAATCATCAAAAGCACTCCAAAAAGAAGGAATGTCCAAACATGGGATCATGATTGAAAAATTGCGAACTGAAAATGAAGATGGTACACCAAATGAAAGGTTAGAAAAAGGATTAAAATTTATGGTTAAATCTTTAAAAGGTTACCGTTCATTAATTCAGTTTTTTCGTGATGGTGGAATTGATCCATGGGGTGAACGAACAAAAGACAAAATATTAGTTTTACCACCAGTAGAACAATACCTCATCTCAAAAGAAAAACGATTATTTAAAGGATTTGAAGAATATAATGACCTTACGAGGTTTGTATTTGACCTTGAGACGACCGCGTTAGAACCAAAAGACGGTCGTATATTCATGATAGGGATTAAAACAAATAAAGGGTTACAAAGAGTTATCGAATGTTCAAACGAAGATGAAGAACGTAGAGGGTTGGTTGAGTTCTTTAGAATTATTGATGAAGTTAAACCGACAATTATTGGTGGTTATAATTCGGCGAACTTTGACTGGTACTGGATATTTGAAAGATGTAAAATGCTGAATTTAGATATTAAGAAGATCTGTAAGACATTAAATCCTAAGGCTAATATCAAACAATCAGAAAACTTATTAAAGTTGGCAAACGAAGTTGAAAGGTACAATCAAGTCGGTATGTGGGGTTATAATGTGGTAGATATTATCCATTCAGTTCGTAGAGCTCAAGCCATCAACTCAAGTATTAAGTCGGCAGGTTTGAAGTATATCACCAAATACATTGATGCTGAAGCCGCTGACCGAGTTTATATTGACCATTTAGATATCGGTCCTTTTTATGCGAAAAAAGAAGAGTTTTGGTTAAACATTGAAAATGGTAATTATAAGAAAGTTGGGATGGACCCAAAAATAGACTCAATTTGTAGTAAACATCCTAATGTTTATATTAAAACAACTGGTGACGATTTAGTTGAGCGTTATCTTGACGATGACCTTGAAGAAACGTTATTGGTTGATGAAGAATTTAACCAAGGAACATTTCTATTAGCATCCTTAGTACCAACAACTTATGAACGTATCTCAACACTAGGAACTGCAACTATATGGAAGATGATTATGTTGGCTTGGTCATATAAACATAATTTAGCAATTCCAGAAAAACAAGATAAGGGGGCATTTGTTGGTGGGTTATCACGACTATTAAAAACGGGTTATTCAAAAGACGTTTTAAAACTTGACTACTCATCACTATACCCGTCAATTCAGTTAGTACATGATGTATTTCCTAAGTGTGATGTTATGGGTGCGATGAAAGGTATGTTAACATATTTCCGTAATTCCCGTATTATGTATAAGAATTTAGCTAAAGAGTGGGAAAGTAAGGATAAGAAAGTATCGGTTAAGTATGACCGTAAACAGTTACCAATCAAGATTTTCATCAACTCATTATTCGGTGCATTATCGGCACCACAAGTGTTTGCTTGGGGTGACATGAATAAAGGTGAACAGATTACTTGTACAGGTAGACAATACTTGCGTCAAATGATTAAATTTTTCACAAAAAAAGGTTATACCGCCACGGTATTAGACACTGACGGTGTTAACTTTACTTTACCAGAAGGAGGTGTTAATGATAGAAAATATGTTGGTAAAGGTTTAAATTGGTTAGTGAAAGAAGGTAAAGAATATACAGGTTATGATGCTGATGTTGCAGAATTTAATGACTTATTTATGCGTGGCGCGATGGGTTTAGATTGTGATGGGACATGGAAATCGTGTATTAATTTAGCAAGAAAGAACTATGCAACAATGGAACACAATGGTAAAGTTAAATTAACAGGTAATACTATTAAATCTAAAAAACTACCATTGTATATTGAGAAATTTTTAGATAAAGGTGTAAACTATTTGTTAGAAGGACAAGGTAAAGAATTTGTTGAGTGGTATTATGAATATATTTCAATAATCTTTAACCAAGACATTCCATTGATGCAAATTGCTCAAAGAGCTAAAGTTAAATTATCCGTTAAAGATTATATGTTAAGAACTACCCAAAAAACAAAATCGGGTGGTGCAATGTCAAGAATGGCCCATTTAGAATTGGCAATAAAAGATAAATTATCGGTTAATCTTGGGGATATCATCTTCTATGTTAATAATGGTACGAAAGCATCACAAGGAGATGTTCAGAAAGTTACGAAATTAAAAAAAGGTTGGTCTGAAGAACAATTAAAATATCACTTGGAAACTTGGGGTAAATACCCAGATGAATCTGAGACATCTATGATTCAAATTAATTCATATAGATTAGACCCCAAAGATATTGAGGATAATCCTGATATGAAAGGTGAATATAATGTTCCAAGAGCAATTGCAACCTTTAACAAACGAATTGAACCTTTATTAATTGTTTTTAAAGAAGAGGTAAGAAAGAATTTACTGGTGACTGACCCTGAGGATAGAGCATTCTTTACCACAGAACAATGTGAATTAATTAATGGTATTCCATTTAAACCTGAAGACCAAGATTCACTTGAGGATTTATTAACAATTACTGACCAAGAATTAGTGTTTTGGAATAAAGTTGGTATTGACCCCAATTACATTTATGGATTGGCGAGTGATGGATATGAAGAATTTTTATAATAAAATTCAAACTTTTACTAAATTATTGTATATTTATAGTTATGGGACGACCAAAAAAAGACGAACAAGACAAAAAAATTAAAGTCGGAATTTGTTTGGATAGAAAACTTTATACCGAACTTATGAAAGATGGGGGCAAAGTGTCTCAGATAATTGAAAAAATAATTAAAGAACATTGTGGAAACAAAAATTTGTAGTAAGTGTAAGAATGAAAAGACGATATTAGAATTTGGTAAAGACTCAACGAGAAAAGGGGGGTATAGTTATTTATGTAAAGAATGTTTAATTGAGAAAAGTAGTTCCTATAAAAAAAGAAATCGTGAAAAGGTTTTAAACTCATATTCAAACTATAGAAAAAACAATAACGAAAAAATGAAAGAATCTAGAAAAGATTATATTTCTAGAAATAAAGAAAAAATAACTAAATACAGAACTTATTATTCTGATAAAAGGAGAAAGGAATCTAATGAAGTTAGAATGTCTGAAAATATTAGACGAAGAATAAATCATTTTTTAAAAACATCCAATACCCCTAAGAAAGGGTCAACTTTTAATATTGTTGGTTGTACCCCCCAGTTTTTAAAAGAGCATCTTGAGAAACAATTTAAGGATGGGATGTCTTGGGACAATTATGGTCTATATGGTTGGCACATTGACCATATTTTACCATTATCGTCAGCAAAAAATGAAGATGAGATATATAAATTATGTCATTATACTAATTTACAACCTTTATGGGCGAAAGAAAATTTAAGTAAATCCAACAAGATTATATAATTTCATTCTATTTTTAATCCGTCACTACTCATTATGTACCACCCGTTCTCAATAAATTGAAATTCAACACAGGCACCTTTATCGATTAATATCTCATCATATTCATCATCAATTTTACCAATTAAAGGAACAATTAAAACTTTAGTCATTGCTTTAATTTTAATGTGTTTACTAAAATGTGGATCTAATGATATTTTAGAACTATTAATATTTTTAACTAAAATAATTTCTTCACCTGACGTTTTATATTGTGGTATGGATACTATTTTGTATTTTGTATAATCTAAATTCATATTCTCCTGAATATATACTTTTTCACCAATTCTTTTTTTATTAATTAATGTTTTCATAAATTAAATTACATAAATTTGTCTTGGCATTGCTCTGAATTTAAGTTGTTTGTTTAGATTTTCCGCCAATAACGCTTCCCTCTCCATTACTTTTTCAGGTCTTAATCTTGTAAGTCTCCCTTCAGCACCAATTAATTCTTCAATCAATTTACTTTTTTCATCTTTTGATTCAGTTGCCAATGATTGATAATCTAAAGTTAATTCAGAATCAGGAGTTTTCAAGTTTCCACTATATTTTCCTCTAACTTTTGATAAAGTTTCTTTACAATATGCGATAAACCAACGTCTAACCCATTGTTGTGCGGGATTATTTAAATCAACCCATGCTAAATTATCAAATGGAACATCTGACGGTAATTTAATAATATCAGGATTATCTTTAAGACATTTATCTCTTTCTCCTTGACTTGTATCATAATACCAATACCATACTTTACCTTTCATTAGTGTCGCATTACCAAAGTCAAACTTACCACCAGGTGTGTTCATTAGGTGGACAGCCTTTTTACCATCAGGGAGAGCGGTTATTCTATATGTTAAATCACCAGCAATAATCCTCCTCTTTAAATTGATGTCTTGCATTCTTAACATCATATCAAAACCTGGCATCATAAAATATGAACCAACGGCACCCATTTGAGAATATCCAGCGGGTCCACCAAAACCAGCTCCTCCTAAAGCCCCAAAAGACCAAGGGTCAAATAACACATTATTTAACGCATTTGGTGTGAACCATAATAACTCATTTAGTTCTCTATCAGCAGGAATTTCGTAAATTTGTTGGTTAGGTTGTAATTGTATATAATCTTTTTTTAATTCCCAATCTCCACCGGCCTGTAATCCTACGATTTTAGAATAAGCGTATGTATATCTTGTCTCATAATCTAAACTTTTTGTAATAAATGCACGAGATAAAGATTGTGTGTCTAAGTTTAGATTATATAGTGAAGTCCATTGAGATTCTATTAACCAATCTTGTACATACTGAGCGTATTCACCAATTGAAAACTCTAATAACGTATCCATCTGTTCATCTTCTAATTCAACAGATCTTAAAGGTGCACCTAATAAATGTCTAACCTTTCTATAAAGGTCACTTCTTTCTGGTTCGGGAATAACTGCCATAATGATATTTTATATATAAATATCTTATTATTATATAATAGTTTTATTTAATCTACTCTGATAGTAGTTAACCATTTCGGTAAGAGTTTCATCTCCACCACCCAATTCTTTTAGTTTATCTTGAAAATATTTTATTCTTTCTTTGTAATACTCAATTTCTTTTTCTTTTTTTCTTTCAACAGTTTTCTTAGCAGGAACTATTTGAATATCTTTTATCATAGGTAGTTTAAAATTACTATCTAATGGGTTTTCGTAATAGTATATATAAAGTGGAGGGTATTTTTTTGGATTAGAAACCGTTATCATTTTTTTGTGATCATTTCTAAACATAATGTACAGATTTTTAGTTGTGTCAACATATAAAATAATATCAACATTATCTACTTTATATTTAGTTTGATTATGCCAAGAAGCAACTTTAAAATAATATCCTCTATCTCCACCATCAAATAATTGAATTTCATTTTCATCATGAAGAAATGGTTTAACTTGGAAATACACTGTTTCATTATTTAAATTTAAAACTAAATCTTGACCTTTTTTTCTATCATTAATATCTCCCGAACAATGGTCATAAAGTTCATAAGTTATCCCTTCTTCATCAGGATTTAATTTAAAATAATCTCTAACAATTTTTTTTGCGTATGATTCATTTTCAAGACCTCTTTTAATTGTTGTAATGTTAACATCAACCAATCTTTCAGTATACATCCCGTCATTTGAAAATAGATCTACGACTTTTGAATATATCCAAGTTTTAAGATCTTCCTTTCCTTCAGTTTCTTCTTTCCATATTTTTATAATTTCAGTGTGAACTTTAGAGTTAGTGTCAAATTTATTTACAATTGACCAATTACTATCTCCACCGTATTTTTTTTCGGAATAATCACCACCTAAAACACCTTTTTCTGTAGTACATTTTTTAGTTTGAATTTTACCTACGCAACCATATTTATATTGTTCATTAATACAATCTTCATATTGAGAATTTACTAATTTTTTTAATTCATTCGGCTTTATAGGAAAATTTTTTGCAGTAAAATCTTCGTTAATTAAAATTTTATTTTTAAGAATATCCAATTGTGATTCAGTAAAGATATATTTCATATTAATAAATATGTTTAACTAAGTTTGATGTCGGGATTTCAAATACACCATTAATAACTTGGGTATTTGAATTGTCAAATATGTAGGCCCCATCACTATTATTAACAAAAATTAAATAATCCGTTTTATAATTTTTAACACCACCAGTGCCAATCATTTTGTATACACCATTATTATCTTCTATTCTACCAAATGGTTTAATTTGTGCGGTATAAACTTTCCCATCTTTAGTAATCTTACAATCAATACCACTAATTGCATCTTCAAGATTACCTAAACCACCAATTTTTTCAACATTGTCATCACCAAAAAAAGTTTTAAGTTTTTCAATTGCAAGATCTTCATTTTCTTCACCCTTTTTATTTTTTTCAGTTAATGCGTTCATAATTTTTTCAAATGTAGAAGATTCGATAGAGAAAATCCTGGATTGGTATTCTTTTATAATCTCCATCATTCTTTGAACTTCTTCAATTTGTTGTTTAACTGTTTTATTCTTAAAAGAAATTAATTCAACATTTTGTTTAGATAAAACTTTATTAATGTCACCAACTAATATACAAAAGGTAAAATAATTTGTATTAATTTTATTAATCACAGATCTACCTTGAGTTTCAAAATCATAGATACCTTTCATTTGATTTGGACCATATTCATTTTTTTCATAATAGTTATCAGGAAAAACTTCGGCCAAAACTTTATCAATTCCAAATTTAAATACATTTCTAACATATTTGTTAGTATTGAATAATGTTCTGTAAAAACTAATTTCCTTCACATCGCAATATTCTTTAGTTGATTCGGCTAAAATTTGTTTAATCGAAGTTTCCTCATTTAATTTTGTTTTTGTTTTTGTTTCTAATAACTCATTTACAAATTCCCAATTAACTGATTTCCAAAAGTTTTTTATATATTCATCTCTTTTATTTTGGTATTTTAAATAATAAGCGTGTTCCCAAAGATCCAAACCAAGAATAGGAAAACCACCATTTTTAATAACATTCATTAATGGGTTATCTTGATTTGCGGTTGATATAATTTTTAATGTGTTTCTTTTTGTTAAAACTAACCATACCCATCCTGAACCAAATCGTTTAGTTGCCACGTATTCAAATTTAGATTTAAATTCTTTTAAACTACCAAATGATTGATTTATTTTTTTTAAAACAAGTCCATTACATTCTTGTTCTTTTGGTGATAACATTTTCCAAAATAATGCATGGTTAAACGCTCCACCAGCATTATTTCTAATTGTTCGGTTATATTTACTAATTCTTTTTATTATATTTTCAAGTTCAACATCACCATAATCTTTTTTGGATAAAGCATCGTTTAATTTTTTAACATAACCTTTGTAATGTTTATTGTAATGAACATCCATAGTTTCAGCATCAATAAAATTTTTTAATGCGGAATATGAATAAGGTAGTTTTTCAATACCTATTTTTTTTGCTTCTTCGATTAAAGATTTTTTTGCAGATTCCATTAATATGGAATTCTCAATAAGTTGAATTTTATTTTCAATATACTTCATATTACCTATAAATACTGAAATTTTATAAAGAATTAATTCTTGACATAATTTCTTGGACAACATCTGTTTTATCAATGTTATCTCCCATCACAGTATCTATGATATTTTTCTTATTTGATAATATGTCATATATTGCACCTTCAATAGTATTTTCAAATATCGGATAATATACTGACACACTATTTTTTTGACCATACCTATAAGCCCTGTCCTCGGCTTGTTGATGATCAGATGGTACAAATGATAAATCATTCATAATACAAGCTTCACCGGCAGTAAGAGTAATACCAACACCCGCAGCTTTTAAGTTTCCAACAAATACTTTTATTTTATCATTCTCTTGGAATTGGTCAACAACGTGTTGACGATGAGGTTTACTACAAGAACCATCTAAATAAACCGCTTGTTTACCAAAATGATCTTTTATTTTATTTAAAGTGTCAGTAAAGTTAGTGAATATTATTACTTTTTTATCTTGATCAATAATATTCTGAGCAAGTTCTATTGTTGTTTTTATTTTCTCATCGGCAATAACTTGTCTAACTTTCATTAATTTTGAAAACTGTATGGTTAACGATGAGGACTCTTCTTTTTTGTTGTTATACCAGTCGTAATACTCCCCTACTAAATTTTCATATTCTTTTGATTTTAGTCTCAAATAAACAGGTGTAATGATTTTGTCAGGTAAATCTAATACTTCGGTTTTTAATCTTCTTAAAAATTGTCGTGATGTTCTTTCTCTTAATTCCTCAAGATTTGATGCACCTTGTACATTCCATACTTTTCTTTTCCCAGCATTAAATTGATATCCTTGACAATATCGGATCGCATACGCCATCCAATTTTGGGCGACGGGACTTTCAATTAATTGTAATAAATTAAAATAATTCATTGGTCTTGAGGTCATCGGGGTCCCTGTTAATAACCAAAGATATTTTGAGTTTTTAGCAAAATTATTAACTAATTTCGTTCTTTGGGCTTGACCGTTTTGAATATAATGGGCTTCATCAATTATTATCAAATCAAAATTACCTTTAATAATTAATGATTCTTCTTTTAGATCGTGGAAGTTTTTTAGAATGTCATAATTAACTATCACAAAATCATGGTCAAGTGAAAAGTTTTTACCTTCAGCAATATACACACTTCTATCAGTGTAGTTTTTAATTTCACGTTCCCAATTTATTTTAAGTGATGCAGGACAAATAATTAAAATTTTTTTAATCCCTGTCTCTAAAGCTGCTATGATGGTTGATGTTGTCTTACCAAGACCCATATCATCGGCCAATATAAATCTTTTAGTACCTACTAATTTCTCAATTGCTTCTTTTTGATGTGAAAGTGGTGGTCTATGATCGTATTTTGAATAATCAATATTAACCACTTCGGTTTTGTGAGTTTTAATAATCGCCGATTTTGGTAACCATATATCTGACAAAGTATTACCCGAAAAAAATTTACCCCAAATATGGTATGACTTATCCTTTTCGACTAAAAGTTTCTCAATCCATATTTGTTCAGGTATTGATGTGAATAATTTTTCATCGGCAAATTTCTTAGCAAAATAAGGATCTAAGTCAACCCATTTTTTTGCAACTTTTGGGGTTGTATTTGAGTAGTTAACAATATACTCACATTGTGATCTGGTTGGTACAAAATTTTTATTACTTATTGATTTTTCTTTAAGATAGATTAAATAATTATTCGCACCTTCATATGTCTCCAATATATCAAGGGCTTTTTTCTCAATGACTTCAAATGTCTTTTTTAAATCGGTATTTTCCAAAACAATACTAAATATATAAATAATAATAACTATTAAGATATTTATCAATATGTCAGAGAATAAAGTTCCAATAACGAGGTTAAGTAAATTTTTCGGTGCTGAAGATTATGATTTAGATATCGGAATGGGTGAAGAATGGTTGCATGGAGACATGAACTTTACATTAGTTTTATATCGTATTGATAGGGTGAAAACTAAGACTGATGATGTGTATGGAGAAACATTAACTGATGGTATAAAATTTTTACCACCCGTTGAGTTCAAAGCTTATGTACAAGTTATGGCACCTGAAAATAAAAATGTGGGGAACTCAAAAATAGATCAATTTGAGCCAGGTAATATGAAATTTTCTGTTTATCAAAAACATCTTGATGAATTAGAGATTGATATAAATTACGGTGATTATGTTGGTTATTATGAAACAGAAACAAGAGTAAGATACTATACGATTAATAATGACGGAAGGGTGACTTCAGATAATAAACATACTTATGCAGGATACAGACCGTACTATAGAACGTTCATTGCGTCAGCGGTTGGTCCTAATGAATTTAAAGGTTTATAAAAATGCCATTACCAAAGAAAATAATAAAAGATATTCCTTTAACAACACCTAAAACATTATTCCCACGAAGAGAGGAGTTGTTGAATAAAATCAATAAAGATGGTACATATTTACCAAAATCTTTATTACACGCCGATTTGGATGGAGGGATGTTAAACTTTGTGAAAGAGTCATTAAAAACAACTGTTGTCGGTAAAACAATCCCAATGATCGATATTTTAGTGACCACTCAAAATTGGTCTCAGTTTGTTGAAACTTGGGATATCCAAAATTTAGATAAAAATGTGGAACCACCATTTATTACTGTAGTTAGAATACCCGAAGTTAAATTCGGAACAAATCCATCAACAATATATAACATACCAAATAGAAGACAATATTTTTATGCTCAAGTTCCAACTTGGGATGGTCAAAGACATGGGTTGGATATATATAAAATACCTCAGCCAGTTCCCGTAGATATTTCTTTTCAAGTTAAAATAGTTTGTAATAGAATGAGGGAATTAAACGCATTTAATAAAAATGTTATCGAGACATTTGCATCAAGACAAGCTTATACCGAAATTAAAGGACACTACATTCCAATCATTATGAATAATATTAGTGATGAATCTGTCATGGAAGTTGAGAAACGAAAATATTATATACAAAATTATGAATTCACAATGTTAGGGTTTTTAATCGATGAAGATGAGTTTGAAGTTTCCCCTGCGGTTTCAAGAGTTTTACAAGTATTAGAAGTTGATCTTAATAAATCAAAAAAACAAAAGAAATCATTCGAGGTTGAATCGACAGGATTTGATGCTTTATTTATTGTCGGAAACAATACGTTAAGCCAACTTTTTGATTATACAACAGATCTATCAATATTGGGTACTAACAATATAACATCATATGATGTTTACATTAATGATGATTATTATGGAACAGATTTAAATCTTATCCAGTTAAACACTAATGATGTTTTGAAATTTGAAATCGTTAAAGTAGATGATACTAAAGATAGTGTAATTTATATTAAAGATTCATTGGTTTAGTGTTCACCGTAGATATCTTTATTCTCTTTACATTTATCAATAATTAATTTCTCTAAAAACCTATACATTTTAATTCCACGTTTATCACAATAGGTTTTTAAGATATCATGAACTTCTTTTGATATTTTCAAATTCTTTATTTCTTTATCCTTATTTTCCATGGTAGAAAAAAGGCAGAATTTATTCTACCTAAATTATAAATAGTTATTATAAAGTAAAGTACTTTGATATTTTTACTAATATTTATCAAAAAGAAATAAAAATAAAATAAATAAAAACAAAAAGAATAATGGCTACAAACAGTAAAGTATTCGTTTCACCAGGGGTTTACACCTCTGAAGTTGATTTGAGTTTTGTGGCTCAGAGTGTCGGTGTTACTACGTTAGGTATCGTAGGAGAAACATTAAAAGGTCCGGCCTTTGAACCCATATTCATCACGAATTTTGATGAGTTTTCCACTTTTTTTGGTGGGACTTCCCCTGAAAAATTTGTTAACACTCAAATACCTAAATACGAGGCGGCGTATATCGCAAAATCTTACTTACAACAATCTAACCAATTGTTTGTAACAAGAGTTTTGGGATTATCAGGTTATGATGCAGGACCATCTTGGTCTTTCACAACTAAAGCAAATGTTGATAAAGAAACCGTAGGGTTTTTCTGTGAATCAGGAATTACGGTTGATTGTGAATTTCAGTGTGTTGATTATAAAACAATTAACTATACTATCGACTTCTCAGGATGTAACAATTCTACAACATCAATAACTTACACAGATTTATCTGGATGTCCTGATGAATTATTGGATAAACTATATCTACCTTATGAAAATTTTGATGGTAGTGTATCATCACTTGACGCTGATATTAAAGATCAAATCTTTACAATTTTAAACACACCATCAGCGGCAACTACTAATATTAATTATTATGGTACAATTCCTACATCAGAATATGATATGTTATCTACAGTTTTCACAAATGAAAACAATGTGTTTAATGTTGAAGATGTAAGTTCTGAATTGGCTGATTATACATCACCGTTAAATGACGCTTGGTATTACGCATTATTTGACAATGTTGGTAGTGGAGTTTATTCAGGGTATTCAATGTTCTCATTTGTATATGACTTACAATTAATACCTGTAGTTACAACTACAACTGTTGCTCCAACTACAACTACAACAACTACAGATCCTTGTGTTACACCTCTACCAACAACTACAACAACTACAACAACTGCGAAACCAGTTAATTGTTACACAGGTAGTTTAATGGGAACAATTTATGTTTATTCAGGTACTGCATATCTTAATTATGATGATTTAGTTATCGCAACTATGAGATCAAGAGGTTTGGCTACTTATGGTAGTGATAATGGAGCAGCATACGAAGTAACAGGTCTTACAGATGTTAACATGGTTTGTACTAATGGTTATTCAGCCGTTACTAAAAACCCATTTGCAACATTTGGAATGAATATTACTAAAAATGATGGTGAAACATTATTCTTTGAAACTTCGTTCTCAAATTCTGACAGTAAATACCTTACTAAAGTATTTGGTCAATCTAACTTTGGTAAAGATAGAAATTCAGTTCCACTATTTGTTGAGGAAAATTATCCAAACTTATTAGTGTGGGCTTATCGTAAAGGTTATATTCGTGGACTAAGTTGTGATTTAATTTCATTACCTGAAGCAAGACAAGGGGTTGATCCTACATCAATTGCTTGGTACTTAGAAAAATATCAGTCACCTGAATCTCCTTGGGTTGTATCTGAATTGAGAGGTTCTAAAGTTTATAGATTATTCAAGTTCACAACAATTGCGGATGGAGACGCTGCGAATACTGAAGTTAAAATTTCAATCGCAAACATTTCATTTAATAATGGAACATTTGATGTGTTAGTTAGAGATTTCTTCGATACTGATAACAATCCAATTGTTATTGAGAAATTCACTAACTGTAATATGAATCCTAATGATAATGGATATATAGCTAAAAAAATCGGAACGTCTGATGGTGAATATCAACTAAACTCTAAATATGTTATGGTTGAAGTTAACGAAAACGCACCGATAGATGCATTGGCTTGTGGTTTTGAAGGATTTAAAATGAGAGAATACGCTGGGGCTCGTTCACCATTCCCGATTATTAAATCTAAATACGATTTCCCTGGTGAAGTTGTATTTGACCCACCATTTGGTTTATCATCAGGAGCTAATGATGCTACAATATCTTCAGGTGATAATGTTAGAAGAACTTATTTAGGTATTTCAGATACGGTAGGTATTGATCCTTCTTTCTACTACTATAAAGGTAAACAATTACCAACTAGTATTTGTGATTCAGTATCGGCACCTGAATGGTC